TGTTCCCTAAAGAATCTGATGTGGAAGTTTACGTTGGACCGACACCGCACCCGAAGTCTGTTCAAACGGAATTTGGCAACTCACATCAGGCGGCGCACCCGCACTTGCGTCCTGCTTGGGATGGCAACGCCACCAGAACGCTAGATACCATTCGTGACACGCTCGCTGAAGAGATTGAAAAAGCCCGCGCTAGAGCAGCAAGGAAAGCTGAGAGGCTTGCAGCTAAGATAGCATCTGGTGGTTAATGACATACCGCTCCGCCCGGCGGATGGCTTCTACAGAACGCGCATGGGCAAGCGCACCAACGGAGTATAGACAATGACCGAAGCCATGATTGGCTATGGCTCGAAGTTCTATCTTGTGCCATTGAGCGCTATCGACACTTCGCCGGCTGCATACATTGCGATGGCGGAAGTTTACAACATCACGCCGCCGAACCAGCAAGTCGACGATGTGGACGTGACCCACAACACCAGCCCGAACCGCACCCGCGAGTTCATTCCTGGCCTGATCGATCCGGGCGAGTGTTCGTTCGAAATGAACTTCGTACCCGGTAGTGACTCGGACGGCATTCTTCAGGCGTTGAAGACTGCTGGTCAGCAGACCCAGTGCAAGATTGAGTTCCCGAACACCGAGACCTGGGAGTTTCTGGGTTCGGTCAAGGGCTACGAGATTGCATCAGGGACCGAAGACAAGATGACCGCGACGGTCACCATTCGCGTGTCCGGCGACATCACAGCTTCTACATAGTTGGCGCAGACTATGACTGAAGCAATGATTGGCTACGGGACGCTGTTCCAGACCACCGAAAATGTGGATGAAAGTCCCGTGGTATGGCGTACCGTCGCAGAAGTAAACGACATTACTCCAGCGTCTGAGGAGCGCGACGCCGTTGATACGTCGCACGAGCTTGCGCCAAACGAGTGGAAGACGTCGATCCCCGGCATGAAGATGGCCGGGGAAATTGCGTTCAGGTTCAACTTCGTTCCTGGCGGTGCAACTTACGAAGCATTGCGCGCAGAGCTTGACAACGAAGTTATTTATGCGCGTCGTTTGGTATTCCCGAATGGTGCTATCTTGCCGTTCAATGCGTTCCTAAAGAAAATAGAAACGGCTGTACCAATAGGTGGAGCAATCACCGCGTCGGTGACTTTTCAAGTATGAGGCGAGGTCGCGTTTGAATGTGACGGTAAGAGTTATGCGCTGCGGTTTTCTTCCAACGCGCTGTGCGAGCTGGAGGATATACTAAACTGCGGAGTCAACGCTATAGCGACGCAGCTTTCTAATCCGGAGAACTTGCGCATCAAGACTGTGCGTGCGGTATTCTGGGCAGGGTTGCTTGACCGCAATCCAGAAATGACGCTGCGCGACGCCGGTGAGATTATCACTTCGCTGACGTTGCCGGTTGCACTGACAAAAATTGGTCTGGCGTTTTCAGCGGCGTTTCCTTCTACGGATGAGAGTGCAACTGTCCGCCCTCTGATGCCGGAGCCGGTGAATCCGGGTCCGGCTGGAACTGGGGCGACCTCATTCGAAAATGGCGCGAAGCCGGGTTCGAAGACGAAGTCTTTTGGTGCTGCACCCCACGAGACATCTTCGGTAAGCTTGCCGCCCGCGAAACTATCTTGATTCGCGAGTTCAACAATATAGTTTGGCTGGCTTGGCATGTTGGCGCGCTGCCGCGTGCTAAGTCTTATCCTAAACTAGAGTCTATGCTGATCAAGCCTAAGCGTGCCGTGCGCCAGAGTTGGCGACAGCAACTTGCCATCGCGCAGATGTGGTCTGCGCGCGGTGGTGGTCGGGTCTATAAGAAAGTGAACTGACATGGCCTCTTCGATCATTGGCGCACTTCGAGTTGTGTTGGGCATTGATTCTGCGTCCTTGGACAAAGGATTGAAGGATGCCCATAGCTCGCTGGCGAGTTTCGCAAAGGGTGCATCATCGATCGCCGCGGGTATAGGACTTGAGAAGATCATCGAGAAGGCTGTCGATGGTTTTGTTCACGCTGTCAAGCAAGGATTTGAGGCGGCCGATCAAATCGGCAAGTCGGCGCAGAAAATCGGCATTCCAATCGAGGAGTTATCCAAGCTTAAATATGCTGCTGAACTTTCCGACGTCAGCATGCAGACACTCGAGAAGGGAGTTGGCAAATTATCAATTACAATGTCGCAATCGTTTGCTGGTGCAGTTAACGATGGCACCCGCGCCTTGGCCGCAATGGGTATCACGGTCAAGGATTCAGAAGGAAAGATGAAACCTACGACTGAAGTCATTTCTCAGTTGGCAGGTAAATTTGAAGAGATGACAACGAGCGCCGGTAAGACTGGTTTGGCTGCTCAGATATTTGGACAACGCATCGGTAAGGAAATGATCCCGCTGCTCAATACGGGCGCGAAGGGTCTTCAAGAGGTGTATCACGAAGCCGAGCAACTCGGCTTGGTATTTTCAAAAGAGACTGTCGCCGCGACTACGCATTTCAACGACGACATGAAAACAATGCAGCGGGTTTTGACTGGCCTCTCGTATCAAGTGACAGCCGGTCTCGCTCCTGCGTTCGCCGTGTTGCTGGAGCGGTTTAAGGAATACGTGAAGAACGCCGATCTTATACAAGGCGTTTCCCAAGGCGCGCTTAATTTATTTATGAATCTGTGGGAGGTTGTTGGAACGCTCGCTCTGGCTATTGAGCGCGTGCGAGGTGAGTTCTCTGGTCTGTGGACTTCTTTGTCGGCATTGAAAGACCCGACTACGACGGTCTCTGAAGCTATGACGATGATGAAGAAGGGTTGGAAGGAACAAGAAAAAATATGACGATGGAATCGTAACACTTAAGACAACGCTCCAGCAGTTTGTCGTTGACGTCGGAACGAAAACTGCTGAGTGGGTCAAGGAGATGGCGAAGGGCCACAAAGAAGCCGAAACGGGTATCAAGGCACATAAGGATGCGCTCGATAAATATATAGAGTCTCAGCAGAAAGCAGTCGTGGCGCAAGAAGCTCAGTTTGCATCGGACGGCAAGGCGTCTGGAGCTAAAGAAAAACTGAAGATCATGAACGAGGGGCTTGAGATCGCCCAGCAAAACCAAATCAAAGCAAGCCCGCAACAAGCTGCCGCGTTGGTCGCGGTTGCCAATTCGGCCGACGTCGTGGCTCTAAAGCTTGGTAACGTCAGGCTCATTGGTGAGAGCAATCCGTTTGCTCCGCTGGTGGCAAACATTGAAGCCACGAACGCGAAGCTTGCAGAGGGCGGCCTCAAGGTTCAAGATTACGCAGCACTCTCCGAGCAGGCGGCAAAGCTTCAACAGAAGATATGGCAGATAAGCGCGGCGAGTGTAGGTGACAGCTTCCAGAGCATGGGCAATTCACTATCGCAGATGTCGGACAACTGGGTTCGGCTGGCGAAAATTGGACAGGCTATTGGTGCAACCATTGCCTTTGTGAACTCTTACATCGCAGCCAGCGAAGCCTATGCCAAGACTCCATTCCCTGCGAACGTTGCTCTGGCACTTGGTGTTCTTGCTAAAGGCTTGGCCATGGTGTCGGCCATCAAGTCTGCAGTGGTGCCAAAGTTCGCAACGGGTGGCACCATTCAAGTCGGTGGTACAGGTGGCGTTGACTCCGTGCCGTTTTCTGGGATGATCTCACCGGGCGAACGGGTGCACGTCGAGCAGAATAAGTACGGAGAAAGCAGCAGTGGAAGCGGTCGCGTTGCCAACATCTACGCGCCTGCACTGGTTGATCGTTCAGGGCTTCGCGCCATTGCCAAAGGTATTGAATCGCTGGTCGGCGACGGTCTTCGTATCAACCTGATGCCCGCATGAGCATTATCATTTCGCAAAATCTCGTCCTCAGTGCGGACGATGGACTCACGCTAGACCATCCGATTGTCGGGTGGCAAAACATTGCTACGCCAGCGAACTTGGTGGCGACTTCGGAAGAGGTCAACTATCCGGCGAGCAACCTTGCCAACCCTGCTACTCATGTGCGATGGCGGGCGTCATCAACAGACGCGCAATATATTACGGTCACCACAGGGTCTGCTGATGCGATTGATTACGTTGCTATCGTGCGGCACAACTTGGCAACGGCTGGAGTTGAAACTTCAATCGAAGCGAATTACGGTGTTGGATACAATGTACTGCTGGCTCCAGTATTTTTAGCGAACAATGGCCCAACTCTTTTCCGGTTCATATCTGGACCATGTGTTTCGATTCGGCTTAAACTTAGCGATGGTGATATTCCTGCGGAGATTGCTGCCATCTACGTTGGCAAACTTCTAGTGCTGCCGCGCAAGCTTTATCAGGGATTGACACCGCCACCCCATGCACGGGTGTCCAAGGTCACCAATGGCGTGAGTGAGGCTGGCGATTTCCTGGGGCGTATCGAGACGCAACGACGCATCGAGACCAAGATACCGTTGTCATTGATTGACCCGACCTATTATCGGGACCACATCGATGAATTTCTGGCAGTGAGTAAGACCACCCCGTTCTTCTTTGGCTGGCGTCCGCAGACTTATCCTGATGAGATCGGATACTGCTCGATGACCAATGATCCGCAGCCGATCAATCAAAGCCCGCATGGTTTGATTGCTATGGATTTTGAAATGACAGGCGTTGTCTGATGTCGTTCGTTAAGCAGGCATTGCAGTACATTGAGATCGACCTTGACAGATGCTCGCATACTTATGGCGTTGCACCTTGCACGGCATCTATCCCTACGAC